AGCTATCAATAACTCTTCTAATCCCATACTCAAAGATACAAGTGAATCATCATTCATCAAAATCCTTCACTACACATAAAAACAACACCATCAATATATATATGGCCCTATATATATTAATATTAGTAATACCCTTACAGGGTATTACCTATATATAGTTACCTATATATAGTTACCTATATATATTAATATAACTATATATATACAAAATATACATATGTATATGCAAACCAAGTTATCAACTTATTTAATGTTTACCGCTAACAACATTCACCAAACACCAATTCCCCCCGGACAGAGTAGCTTACCCACCGTTTTGGGGTTTATTTTGTCGGTCATAGGGTAAAAAAATATTTTTTAACGCTGTAGGGCCAGGTTTTAAAGGGGTTTACAAAAAATTAATAAAAAAGTACGGGAAAAATTTGGTAGGGCGTAACTAATATCGTATCATTGTCGAGTAAATCAAAAGAATCACAAAACTATGAATGTAAAAGAATTACTCCAATCCACAACAGAGCCAATGCCAAAAGGTACACTCTATGAAATAATAAAAGCCAAAAGAATAGAGAAAGAAAGGCTTGTCTCTATAGAAGAGATGGATTCTTTAGATGAAGAGATTAAAAACATAAAAAAAGAATTTGGAAACTTGAAAAACTTTTTTAATATTTTAAATAACTCAAATAAATAAGATTATGGATTTCGAAGATTATTCAATTAAAGAGCAAAAGCAAATAATGCACAATGAGATTTTGGGTATGTTGCACCTTGTAGAAACTGAGCGAAAAGGAGACAGCTATGAAATACTAGACGAAATTTATTGGGTGCTTAGAAATAATGAGATTAACAACAGAAAAAAATCACAATTATGAAAGCTAAAATCGAAAATGGTATTATTCTTTTTATGGGGTTTAGTGCCATAATATTGGGGTGTATTGCATTTCTTGCAATTGCTTCTGTTTTTGTTCGTGGAGGGGCTTATATAGATTCTCTTTTATTTTAATATTAAATTTTTAAGCTATGATGAAATACAATTTTTTAAATTCTGAATCAATGGATTCGATACAAGAGGAACTCTTGCAACATATTGAAGATAATATAAACAATTTTAATTCTGAGTATTCAGAAACAGATCTACATCACGTATTGTTCAATGAGGACTATTATTTAATCGGATATCATAAATGCGATCAGTGGTTAAAAAATCATAATGTTAGTGTGTTTGATGGCATTGCATTTGTGCAAGATTACGAACGTGATAATTTTGGAAATGATGCCGTAAAAATTTACGACAATGCCGAAACTTTAGTCAATATGATTGTTTTTATTATGGGAGAAAATGCCATTTATCAATATTTTAAAAATAAAAAATGTCTTGAGGAAATTTTCAACAACGATCCGTTCGGATTGCTAGACTAAAAGAATGCCCCTTCTGAAAAGAGGGGGTATTCTATTTACACGCATATGCACACATACACGCATTACGCTATTAACGCGCCTACGGAAAAATTCCTGCGGTTTTAAAATCAAAGAATTAAATAAATAAAAATAGATATGAAATCAATTAAACATCAAACATTCGAAATCCTTAGTTCAAATGAATTAAGAGTATTTAGCTATCAAGATTTACAAAGAGCTATTTGGATAGCTCAAGGAAATAAAACACCTTATAACAAAAGCAAAAGACAATACGGAACGAATATCCGAGATTGGATTTATGATGGTTTAATTCTACACGAAGGAAGAAACGAGTACAGCTTAACAGAATGCGGTTTGTACTTTGGCAAATTAGATAAATTAGAAGGTATAAAATACCTTAAAAGTCTAAGAAAAAGATTGTATAAAAAGCGTAAAGAAAATTCAGAACGAACACGAAATAATGAAAAATGGATATCTGAATACCGTTTAAAAGATTATAAAAATGATATGAGAAAAAATGTTTTAAAAGAGTGCAAAGGTGCAATAGAATACTTTTGGGTTGAGGGGATGATTAGTCAAATGAGATCCGATGAAAGACACTATACCAAAGTGCTATTAGATCAAGTCGCTAACATAGCAAATGTTAAACTTACCATTGAAAAACCCATTTGATTAATTTTTGTTTGATTCTGCCATTGGCTCTCTATGAGAATAGGGGGCTTTTGGTGGTAGAAACCAAATAATAATTTAAATTAAAATGAATAAAAATAATAAACTTGAATTTATCCCAATCAATATAAACACATATAAAGGTACTATACCAAAAGATTATGATTTTGTTGTCACCGAAAATGGTAATGTAAACGAAGCATATATATTATATGGTTTTGATGAAATTGGAGATTTTGATAATATATTAAATAATCCTATTTATGGGTTTTTAAATTAAAAAATATGTATTTAAGTAAATCGGGCGCAAACTTTTTAGAAAGTTCAAACGCTAAAAGACTAGAAAAAAACCGACTAAGATTAGCAAACATTGAAAAATCTGTGAGTTTATTTTATGAGAATTGTAAAAAAAATTCATTGAATCCTAAATGCCTTTGGCTCTATGAAAAAGAGCGAGAAAAAGAAAGTTTAAAAAGTGCAATTTTTAGGGCTGAATTTTGGCTAAAAAAAGAATGAAAATGTTAGAAGCTGCGGAATTTCTCGCGCCTGTTTCCATATAAATCCGTGAGTGTGTGCGTGTCAATGCTCCCCAGACACGGGACCACTTACGCGCTATTAACGCGAGTAGGGAAAAATTCCTAGAGTTCTTCAATAAGATTTTATCGATATTAACGTGTCCAGGAAAAATTCCTGGAAATTGTTATAAACAAGTTTTTTTGTTAAGAATTATTTGTATATCTTTATCAAAACCAAAACAAGTAAAAACAATAAGTAAAAATGGAAAGTAACTTAATTAAGTACCTACAGTACAGAATAGAAGCTCTAGAAAGGAATAATAAATTCCTCAATGAGCAATTGAATAGCTGTTTAACCCAATTAGACCTAGATAATGAATAAATTAAATGATTTAAAGTCAGAAATTCAAAAGAGTGGAAAGTTCTTTTCAGTACAATTCACCAAGAAGAATGGTGAGGAGCGATGCCTTCGTGGTCGCTTTGGAGTACATAAATTTGTAAAGGGTGGTGTAAGCACCTTAAAGAGTGAGAATTGGAACTTCTTTGACTTAGCTGACGGATACCGCAGCGTAAAACCAGAATCTATATCTGAAGTTGTATTTGATAAAAAGGTTTATTCTTTTGACTCATTATGAAGATTAATCAATTAGATCTTTTCTCAGGAATAGGAGGCTTTCACCTGGGCTTTGAAAAAGCAGGGTACCGCGTAAAGTCTTTTTTTTCTGAGATAGACAAACATTCAATCGCAGTTTATAAAAATAAATTTAAAAATAGTAAATATGTCGGATCAGTTAGAGATGTTCAAGGGAAACAATTACCCAAAATCGATTTGCTCACCTGCGGAAGTCCTTGTCAAGATTTCTCAGTTTCTAACGCAAATAGAACAGGTATGGCAGGGAAAAGATCAAGCCTTATCCTTGAAGCAATTCGACTCATTGGGGAATGCAGACCAAGAGTTTTTATATGGGAGAATGTTAAAGGAACTTTCTCCTCCAACTCTGGCGAAGATTTTGCGGCAATCCTCCAAGCGTTTACCAACATTGGGGGCTATAGACTTGAATGGCAATTGCTTAATACATCGTGGTTTTCAAGAACTCCCCAAAACCGAGAACGCATATACCTTGTCGGATATTCTACAACCACCAAGCGAAATTGGAGAGGAGTTTTTCCTGTCGGAAAAATCTCAGAAAAGAATATTAACATACCGCGACAACAAGGAAATACCTGTACCCTTACACAAAGATACGGACAAGCAAACGGAAACGGATCGTACATTACTGAACGTAAACAGTATGCACAAGAAACAAATTTAAGGATACGAAGACTAACTCCAATAGAATGTGAAAGGTTACAAGGGTTTCCAGATAACCATACAGAATATGGTGATTATGATGGAGAATTGATTAAAGTAAGCAACGCTCAAAGGTATAGGCAATGTGGTAATGCAGTCACAGTTGATGTAGTCCAGGCGTTAGCAGAGAAATGTAAAATATTGTTTAAATAATGGACTACTTTGAAGGAGTTTTATTTGGAGTAGGAATGTCAATAATTGTATTCGTTTGGATGATGGATTATAATGATAGAAAAAAATGATTAGAGACGAATATGAAATCCTCGCGTTTAACGACTTAAATATTGCTATGGGATACCTTGGTACCATTAACGAGGTATTAAACTCTCTAAGGGAAGATAAAAGCCCTCTACTGAGAGATGCTGAAGATGCATACATTGGATTAGCTATGTTTACAGAGAAGTACAAATATCGTTTGGATGATTTATCAGCTATCAAAGATCAGATTGGAAAAGCTAGAAGTAAGTACAGAACTTTATTGGCTGAGTTAGAAGAAAGTGATAAAAAAGTATTTGAACTTTCCAAACAACTTGAGAACTCCAGGGAACTATGTATAGAGCTTCAAGACGATAATGAAAAACTGAAAAGTATTGTAATGGAACTTAAAAATCAACTACAATAATTAATATATATATAGATAACCCCTTTAGGGGGTTATCATATAGATATATATAGGTAACTATATATATTAATAGTGAAAAAATAATTACATACCGAAAATAAATTAAATAACCTGCAAAAATGAAAGACGAAATAATCAATGCACTTTTACTCTCACGAGTTTGTGATGAAGCATCCGATAGGATTAATATGCCAATACGAGGCGAAAAAAGAGATAGGGATATTGTCTACTATAGGTCCGCTATAACAGTTTTATTTAGAGATGATTATAGAATGACCTATGAAGCCATTGGAAGTGAAATGGGTAAACATCACGCGACAGTAATTAATTCCTACAGGAAGGGTAAAGAATTTACTGAACTTAAATATAATGACTTCATTAACATATGTGAGGAAGTTAAATCAATAACATCATACTGTGAGATAACAATGGGTATGTCACATAAAGAAGTAGACTTTATCGTTGACCAGATGTACGATATGTTAGAGCAAAAATTAATTGAATCAGACATATCTAAAACAGGAGTTAAAATTGTTATCTACAATTTAATTAGAAAAATTAAAGAAAATATTTTGTAGTTTAGATTTTTGGTTTAACTTTGACTTATTAATAAACCCCTAAAATTAATTTAATTATGGCCGCTAAAACAGAAAGCAACATATATAAGAAGATTTTCGATCTTCAATCAGAAATAGGAGCGATTAGCAAGGATGCTAACAATCCTTTCTTTAGGTCAAAATACTTTGACATAAATTCATTAATAAAGCAACTTCATCCTTTATTGATTAAGTATGAACTTGTATTACTTCAACCTTGTGTTGATGGAACTGTTAAGAGTATCATATCTGATATGAATGGTGTCTCTATTGAATCATCATTGCAGTTACCTACAGGATTAGATGCTCAAAAGATTGGTTCAGCAATAACGTACTACAGAAGATATACTCTTGCATCACTACTTGGACTCCAGGCGGTAGATGATGATGGTAATAAAGCTTCTACCGCTGATGACAATTTAACAAAACCCAAAGACCCCTTAACAAAAGTTATAGTTGAAAAAATGAAGTTAGCTATGACTGAAGGTAAGGCGGATAAGGTTAGAGATGCTTTAAAAAAGTATGAGTTTACAAAAGAACAACTAAGTGAAATCGGTCTGTAATGTTTGAGTCTGATGATGAATATTACGCTGACAGGGAGTATCTAACGAACTCTTCGTTAAAGATGCTGCACAAGTCGCCAACCTTGTTTCATATGTGGCTCAATAAAAAGGGAGAGAACTTTAGCTCCACTGCTCTAGAAGTTGGAAAGGCGTTTCACGCCATTTCATTAGAAGACAAGGAAGTGTTTGTTGGATATGAAGGCACACGTAGAGGTAAGGAATATATGGCGTTCTGTGAAAATAATTCTGACAAAATAGTTTTGTCAAAGAAGGATGCAGATATGATTTATCGTATGAATGATAAATTAAGGAAATGTCCAGAAGCCTGTGATCTTCTATATAACGGAGGTAAGGCTGAAGTTCCTGCTTTAGGAGAATGGGATGGTATTAAGATTAAAGGCAAGGCTGACCTTGTGGTTGATGTTGATTTCTCTCCAGGTTTCCTTGTGGACGTTAAGACTACAGGGAGTGATCTCTCAGATTTTGCTCGCCAAGCACCTTATTTTGGATATCATCAACAGGCAGCAGTCTATACTAGGTTATTCGGAGTAAAAAGATTTTACTTTGTAGTAATAACTAAATCATTCCCTTATGAAGTAGGGATATACGAATGTTCACCAGAGTTTATAGCGCGTGGTGCTGAAAAAGCACAACAAGCTATAGATAAGTATAAACAATTATTTATTCAAAATGAGTTCAAACCCTACAACGCAACAGAGATTAAAATCCTTTGAAGACCTCACACGTTCTGTAATAGAACTAGGTTGTGAATATTCTATGGTTCATATTGATGAACTAATGGAAGGTTCTAAGAGAAAAGAAGTAACAAATTTACGTAGTGTTATCTGCGTAATACTACGTGACTACGGTTACACCTATCAATCGATCTCTGATATACTTGACGTTAATGTCAAGATATCGCATACCTACTTCCACTCACACGGAAACAGGATGGCAGACATTAAATACTCCAAGCTTTACACTCGTGTTAAAAATACGCTTACAGTAAGCTTAGGACGTTCGCAAGACGATCTCAAATCAGAGGTCAAGCAATTAAAAGTTTCAGTTTTACTATTAGAAGAAAGGCTGAATCATATTTATCAAATATTAACAACAGATTAAAATGGAACAACGTAAATATATAGCCCGTATAGACACAAAAGAAACTAAGTACGGAGAAATTATCAAAGTATCATTAGGGCCTAATGATTTCAAACTTCTCACTGATGAGAGAAATGAAAAAGGTTGGGTTATGTTTGATCTAAAGAAAACCAAAGATGGCGGATACTACGGTGAGATTGCACCAAAGTTCGTAAAGAAGCCGGAAGCAGCGAATACAATCAGTGACGACTTATTCTAATTAAAGCAGGGGGAGTAGTGTATTTATTCACGAAACCCCCACTTTAAATTATGGAAGATCGTAACATATATTATCATAAAGTAGAGTATTCCTGGTCTTTTAAGAAAGGTGGAGGAAAGATAAATCGTTACGTAAAAGGATATGCCATCTCAAAACACAATACAATTGAAGAGCTAAACCTTGATAATGTTAATTATGCTATAGCCGTCAAAAGATACGGCCTAGTTGGAAAAAAGTTTTTTGATTTTAAAATAACAAAAATATACAACAGTAAAGCTGTAGGAAAAGTAAACCAATAACCCCCAATTAAAATGAAGGATTTCATATATACCCTTGACAGGTTAGAAAGTCAACTGCGCAATATGCGTACAACAGGAGTGAAGAAAGGCGAGTGGGTCGGTTTTGATGCCCTGTTTGATAAGTTCTCTGTAAAGAGAGGTTCAACAACTTACATCTATGCTGGAGCGCACCAAGGTAAATCCCAATTTGCTTTTGAAATAATGATGAACCTTGCAGAATTTGAAGGTTGGAAGTGGGCAGTGTACACTCCAGAAACAGGAAGCCCAGCAGAAGTTTATGCCGAGTTAGCCTGGTGCTATCTTCGTAAGCCATTCCTTATTAATGATAAAATAAATGCTACTGACCTAGAGGCTGAGAAGGCTATGGCTTTCTTGAAGGAGCATTTTTATGTAATTGACTCTGGACTTAAAGACCTTACCATTGAGGGTTTTTATACCTCTGTGGATGAAATTGAATCTTCTGGTGTCAAGATCGATGGATGTTTAGTAGATCCCTTTACAGAAATTAAGACAGATGTAAACACAGGTGTGCGTGATGATATAGCTATTGGAAATATATTAACACGAGTGCGAAAGCACTCTAGTGATAAAGATTACCATACTATTGTTACGGTTCACACCAAGCACCAACAAGCAAAATATAAGAATGGAACACCTTATGTTGATGTACCAACTATGAACGATATTGCTGGAGGTATGCAGTGGTCCCGTAAGGGTATGATGATAGTAAATGTATGGAGATGTCCATACGGTTTAGAAGACGAGAAAGGCATTCCTTATGAGGCTAATCAAGTTAAGATTAGCATAGTTAAGGCAAAGCCTAAAGCTGTTGGAAATGTAGGTTCATTATATATGTACTACGATAAAGTGACTAACAGATACTATGTTGATGAGGGAGGTGGCAAAGGCTACTCTCACGCTCGTCATAAGGTAATAAAGCCAGTAGAACAGAAAAACCTTCAATTCTAATGAGAAATCAATTTATGAGAATCGCAATGGCTCAGTTAAAAGCCAAGATCAAATTTTACCCTCAGCGAGTAGCGGAGGCAGCACTGATGTACCGTAGGTGGATAGATAAAAAAAGATGAAAAAAAATACGAGTATTAAAAAACCAAGAGACAGAATGTTAAATGTGGGTCGCAGAACATTAATGTATGACAATCGATCATCATTACATAATAATATTATTACAAAATCAATACCTCGACCTCCGTTTAGAATCTCTGACGAATGTTTATTGATTGGTAAATATAAAGGTTATAAATTAGATGTTGTTGATATAGATTACCTTATATGGTTAAAAGAAAATGTTGAAATGAGTTCAGCACACAAGTCTATAATTAAAAACAAGATAGATGGAGAACACAAAGAAACTAAATAGAACAGTAGACCAATGGAGAAATAACTGGCTATACATTCTTTGTATGTACCTTGAGAACAATTATGAAAAAATTAAAGAAACAGAAGTCTTGTCTAACGAAAGAATACGGGTCAACAATGACGAATATAAAGTGGACATCAACGACTACACAGGGTGCGATGTCAATTATATATTCTTTAACGTATCTAACGGAAGGTTAGTAATTCAGAAAGAAGATCGTATGACAATTGAGAAGTTTGATGTTGAAATTGTTTAACGTATATTTATGATGTGAAAAAGAACTTTGGAATATCTGTACTGCGTGAGGCTATAAAATCTCGCGGATATACAATTCAAGAACACCCAGAGGATTTTTTACTAGATATTGCAGCAGAGCGTAATGGCTTTGTAGAGTTTTTCCTAGTCGATGAAAATAAAGACCTAGTATGGAATAACCGAGAAGATTACGAAGAGGAAACCGTATCATTTAAATCTTTAGACGAAGAAACTCGTAGCGATAGTTTTTGGTATGCTATCGTATGTACCGAGACAAAAGCTTTTATTATAGCTCATAGTTCAGAGATATTTCAAGAAAAGTATTTGGATGGTGAAGTGTATACAATACCAAACAATAAATGTTTTATTATAAACTATAAAGAATTTTCAGATGTCAGCTCCTAAATATTATATCGGACGTTATAAGAATATTCACGCTATGGATGTAGTCTTGGACTTTCAAGAGGACTCTTATAATATTGGTGTGGCTATAGCATATTTGCTGCGTGCTGGCAGAAAGATAGACAACCCAAAAGAGAATGATATAGAAAAAGCAATAGTACACCTACAACAGGAGCTTATTCATATTAAAAAAAATCATAGTGATAAATAAAGAAAAAGAATTGTTTGAATTTATAAAAGGTAAGTTTATTCCTGACCTTAAAAACTCTGACGATAAATTTTCAAAATACGATTGCTACTCAAAACAGTTTAAATTAGATATAGAACTAAAGTGCCGACAAAAGCACTACGATGATCTACTTATTGAAAAATCTAAATATAAGTATCTTATATCTAGATCTGAATTATTTAAAACAAAAGCATTTTACATAAACTCCACACCTAACGGTGTATATGTTTTTAACCTATCTGGGATCGAAGAACCTATATGGGAAGAGAGGGAGATGCCAAAGACATCACATTTTTCTAATAGGGATAAAATAATTAAAGAAGTTGGATATATTAATATTTCTAATGCAAAAGAAATATATGAGCAAGTATGAAAAAGAAATTACCCTCACGCTGGGAAAGCCTCCTAGCCTCAATAAATTCTATGCCGGTAAGCACTGGACTGTTAGAAAGCGATTGGCGGACGACTACAAAAGGTCGGTTAAAGATGCTCTTGATACTTTTGATCCGCTTACCATTTCTCGTTTTGAGCTACGTGTCAGTTATAATAGTAGGTTCGATTGCGATAATAGCATTCTATGCTGCAAATTTGTTGCGGACTGCCTCGTTGAGAAAGGCTACGTGGCTGATGATTCGCCAAAGTATTATAGCAAGCTGGTTATACTTTACGACCCGGAGCTTCCTAAAGAAACATACAAAGCAATAATTAAATATTATGAATAGCGAGATATTATATGTTACTAATAAAGCTATAAAGAGGCGGATAGACGAAATCCAACGAGAGATGGCTTTAATTTTTGCTAGTACAGGAAAGGATTCTACTAATGATGAGATGAAAGAGGCTTATCGTAAAGAGCAAGACCTTATGGATAAAATAAAAGTTTTTGATCCTAATTATGAAAAGTTGATACGTCCGTATGGGAGGAAAGAGTATTAATGATATTATTGCTAATCAAAAAATTGATATTTATTTAGCTATAAAAGAAATAATAAGAAAAAAAAGAACTATTACTATGTACGGCATAAGCCGTATTACAGAATTATCTCCTAGCTATATATGGACAAAATTTGGATTAACTGGAGAACTTATGCGCATAATTAATAATGCTGAAGAAGAATATAAAATACGACAAAGATCAAGTAGAGAAGGAGTGCCTGGAGTCAAAGCAAAGCGGAAGAATAAGTGAACCATTAGGTAAATTTATTCTAGCTCGTTGTGATGATGTTGCAGGGACATACTTTAATACCGGAGGTGACAAAGAGCTGCACCAAGCGCTCGTTGACCAAGCCGTACTGCGCATATGTGAAAAATTCCTGCACTATTACAAAGAGGGAAAGTGTGGAGCTAATCTAGTCATAACAATGGCTAGGTCTACAATGCTGAACAAAATAAAGTCTTTAGGTTGGTCAGATGTTTATGGAGAAAAGCAAAAATCTTATATAGATATATTTATAGATGGCGCTTGGATTCGTAAATTAGAGAAATTAAAAAAAGACGATAATTTAAGTCAATCATTATAATGGAAACAATTTTGTTAATTATATCAGCTGGCCTGTTAGGGGCTGGTTTATTTGTATTTGAACCTTATATGGAATTTATAGGTAGATATGCTAATTTTAAACCTTTCAACTGCGTTTTGTGCTTTACCTTATGGGTTTGCACAATTGTCTTTTACCTTATTGATTTTCCTGTATATTACAGCATAATCTCTGCTGTTCTTGCAGAACTAACCTATCGAAAATTAGTAAACTATGGAGGAGGAGAGTAAACACATCGAATTTTGTTTCCTTTACTGGGACGATAATTGTAACAATTGTATTAATAATAAAAAAGAAAAAAATGCCTATACCAAATCCCAAAGGAAATGAAACAAGAAAAGAATATGTTAATCGATGTATGGATGTTACCGATATGTTAGAAGAGTACCCAGATAATAAAAAAAGATATGCTGTTTGCACTGTCGAATGGACAAAGTCAATTAAAGGATAAACAAAAAGGAGGCCCCCAAGCCTCCTTTTCTAGTAAACCAAAACATATAAACTAACTTAATGTAGGTTATATATTTAATATAATATGATTATTTAAAAAATCTTTTCAAATATAGCAATAATAAAGTAATAATAAAAACCCAGAGTAAAATAACTTCTAGACTCCTTTTCTTTGAATACACTATTTTATCTACTTCTATCTCTTTAGTAAAGAATATTGTATCTTGAGGACAAATAGCATCTACAATGATAGTATCATTAATTCTTACAATTCTTAAAGAAACATTGTTTTTAATGGTGTTTATGGTGTCGTACTTATTACTTACGATTGTGTCTCTTAGTATCTTCTCTTTTGTTATTAGCATTGTGTCTACCCTTACAACTTGCTTTTGAAGCATCGTAGGGTCTTTTGCAATTGCACGGTTCAGGTGAAAATTCGCACCACACGATGTCAGTATCACGCATAAACTAAGAACCGCAAGTCTCACAATCATCTGGGTTTTCAATATTACAAGTAGGTTGAGGTTCATCTTCTAGTTCGTTAATCCAATTATCAAAAGTTGATGTATTTTGTTTTGCCATTTTGTTTGATTGCTTTTAATATTTGTTTACGGTTACGTCCTTCATTGAAGCTAACGTGTACCCAAGAAGGGTTCTCATCAGTGTCTCCAAATTCCCAAATTAGCTGATCCCAAACAAGGTTATCTTTAATATAATTAAAAACCTCTGCGTTTCGAGATCCAAGATCAATATCACTAGCAGCTCCTTTCAAAGCGCAGTGCTGTGAAGTGCCACTGCCACCAATAGCAGTGTTTAACTTTACAGATCTAAAGCCTGAGCTTATAACAATAGGTCCCAACGCATCTCGTAGTGGTTGAAGTACGTTATCACACAAGATAAGTAAGTTTTCTATTTGAGAGCCATTAGGAGTGTTGTCAATGCCTTTTTTTGTAGCTGTGGAGCTACGGGTCATTTCGGCAAGAGAAAAGTTGTTAGATAGCTTCATTTGTTCCTTGAGTAATTTTTATTTTTTTATAAACTTAACTTCTTCTATAGTAGCCTCAAGAAATCCTCGCTCATATTCTAATTGTTTTTCTATCTCTGTTAACCTATCTTCTAGCTCGTTAATTACTTTTACCTTTTTATCTAACCTGTCGTGTACAATAGTTAATTCAGTTTTAACTGATGTAAACTCACTAAACACCCCTCCTGCTGTAAAAACAGCAATAACAAACCACAATATAATTTGCCAGTTTTTTATTATAAAACCATTATTTGAGGGACTCATCTTGTTTTTTATCTTCTAGAGGTCTCAAACAGCCTAGACTCCATACGATCCATTTGCTTTTTTATATCGCTTATGTCAGATTTGGTGTCTAAAATTGCATTGTCTATAATCTCAGTCTGGAGCCTGAATTGCTCTGCTGTAACTTCTGGATAAGGAAGCTCCTTTGCAATTTCCACATCTCTCTTTATCATAGAATAACCAGACACAGCTAGTGCTATTGTCATCCCTACAGCAATTAAAGTTTTAACACTAAGGCCAAGAACTGTATCTTCTCCAAAGGAATCTAATCTATCTATAGTAGACTTTTTGCTCATTTCTTTCCTGCAAATTTTTCTATTCCTGAAACACTAAAACTACCAAGTGTGATCAAAACAAAACTGTTATAAACAAACTCATTTATCACTAAATCTTTACCAATCCATCCTGTTACAATATCTGCAACAGCAAAAACAACCATTACAGCAAAGCTCATAAAACCAATTACGCTCTTTTCTGAGATGTCGTTATTATCCTTAAATATATTGAAGAAAGACATACCCTTTTTAGGGTAATATACAAAAAGAAAGGACCACCGTAAGGCAGTCCTATCCAAGAAAAACAGAAAATTAACCAAAAAATATTATCTATTTAAATAAATATCTTACGGAAAAATTGTTTATATGTTTAGATTATAGTTATTTAACCTCTTCAGCTTCTACCGGGGTAAACTCTCCAGTGTCTAAATTTACTGTTCCGTCTCCGTACTCTTCTACGATAAGTTTTCGCGAATCAGCCATTCTCTCTTCTAATTCTTTAAAAGACGATATAAGGTTAGACTTTCGCTCTTTAAGTAGTGCTATCGCACCAAGCTCCTGTTGGATCTTATTCATATCATTCTGAATAGATTTGATAGATTCTAGAAATTCTTCTTTTACTTTTTCCATTTTAATTAATTTTTATACTGTAAATATAATATATATATATTAATAATTAAAGTTAAATCATTCAGGAATTGGTTGACCAATTACTAAAGTAACAGTTGTTGGGGTTATTTGTGAATTTATTTGATTATCAAGAACTGCTTTTATTTGTGTAACACCTTCCGTACCTATACACTCTTTAACCCAAGTCGCCACATCTTCATTAGTAAGGTCTTCAAAGTCTTTAAAATTAGCAAGATCGCTAGTTTCTATTCCTTGACTACCCGTATACATAGATTCATAAAACTCGCTAGGGCCAGTTGGATCTATTGTATCAGAAATTGCTCTAAGTTTCCAATTAACATTGTATACTACATTTGTCTTACCTCCTTCAGTAGGGTGACAGTCTACTGTTTTACAATCCCATTCATATGTTGTTGCCATAATTATTTTTTTTATAAAGTTAATAAATTTATTAGTTTTGATTGCTTTTTAAAAGTTCTATCTCTGCTTTTAATTCTTGTATTGACTTAATTAAGAAAGGTACAATATCAGAATAGTTTATTCCTTCAACTTGTGGCTCACTAAATCCTTCAATTTCTTTAGTAAATACAACTTCTGGAATAATTTTTACTGTTTCTTCGGCAATTAAGCCACAAGAAACTTCTTGTGTGTCTATATTCTTATACCTTACAGGTCTTAACGCATTTATTTTGTCTAAAGAACTTTCAAGGTTTATTATATCAGTTTTATATCTTTTAGAACTTGTCTGATAAAATATTTCTTTTGATCCTGTATGATATCTTACATCAGAAGCAGCTACAGTAGAACTACCTAGGGAATAAACCATTAAATGTCCGGATGCATCAATACGCAGTTTCTCCGTTGGCCCTATTAAAAACTGATGACTTGCTGCTCTAGTTTGTATGTGCATATCAGCATTTGCTCCTCTGTCAAAATGCATCAATAAATTAGTGTCTGTAGAATTTTCAGGATGAAATTCAAAACCACCAGTGCTAACACCCGGATTCATAATATTTAACCGACCATTCGGAAACTTTGTACCCATACCAATTTGACCATTGGCTCTTGCGTAGAAAATTTCTTGGCCTCCTCCGTCCGCTTGTAGATTTAAAACATAATCCGCAGAAGCATTAGAGTCCATAGATACCAATAATCCATCACCATTTGAGTTGTTTTGATAAACAGTAGCAGCTGGTATTGTAGCACTATCTCCGTAAACATTAAGGAAAGAACTTTGAATTGCATCTGTTGTGTTAGTCTCACCTTGACCTACGGTAATATTTCTTGCTACAAAAAGCCTACCATCGGTGGTTAAAGACATTGCTCCTTGAGCATTACTATGACTATCATCACCCCACCAAAAACCTCTACTTGAACTGTTATTCATCTGAAAGGACATAGCATAGTCATTACCAAGACTACCAAAAGTATAACCGTTCAT